ATTAGCTATAAAAAATTAATCCTTTCTTATTAACCTGTGGAGTATCTGCACATTCGTTAAATAAAGGGTATTTAGTACTATCATTATCTTTTACCTCATCAATATAGGTAACCATATCTTTTCTCCAAAAGTCTGCTTTATTCATGTAGAAATCTCTACTTTGTGAATATTCAAAACTCTTAGTTTGATCGGTAAACTCAGTGTCGTTACTCATAGCTCCCTGATTAGTTAGCTGAGTATGTACCTTTGAGTAGCACTCATAAACTATGTAATGAGCTAACATAGGCTTAATAAAGCTTTCTAGTAATGTTGAGTTATCAGTAGTTAAAGTATTTCCCTCAATCTGAGTTAATATTTCATTGTAAAACTTTTTACCTAATACACTTCTTACATATTTACGTTGACTTGTAATTATGTAATTATCAAAGTATGTTTGATCAAAAGCTAAATCATCAACCGCTAAATTCTTAACCTCTGTTGAGGTCATTATATTAGTATTAAATGCCATCTTTATCCTCCTCTTTATCTTCCGTAGTTTCTATATTCCCTACAGAGTTTTGATTAATAAAATTCTCACCTCTTAAATCATCTTCCAAAGGTTTTAATCCTAACATTGATCTACCCTCGTTAATAGTTGTTACAGCGTTAATATCTAAACTACCTGAGTTACCAACTGGAGCTACATTTAAAATACTAATCTCTATGTTATTCCATTTAGTATCTCTTTTGATAATTCTATTAACAGCTCTTAATAAAGGCTCTTGATAGTCAGGAATAACTACAGAGTTCATAAACTTGTCGTACTCATCTTTTATCTGTTGGTTACTTCCTAACTTTCCAGCTGTTTCTAAACCAGCAATACCAGGAGTGATACGGTGAGCTACAATAATAGCCTTTTCTGATAGATTAGATAAAGTTAAAAACTCTCCCTCTCTTTCATTCTCTAGCTGTTGTATTACTGCTGCTTGCTCAGGTGAATCTAATAACTCAATTAATATCTTATCATTCTTTCCCTCACCTACATAAGTATCTTTAATCTTATTAACGTATTCTTGAGCATTCATTCCATCAGGAACTTCACCAAACATCTGCATTAATACACTAGGAAAAAAACCGTTATCAAATTTATCAATATTGTATTTAGGTATTCTATATTCTATATCAATCCAATTTAAAGCACCTACATAATCAGGTAAACCGTAATAGTTAAACTCAGGGTACTTTCTCATTATGTGTAATAAGTACTCACTTTTTTGACTTCCATCGTAAAAAGTAAGCTTACTATTAATTGGGTATTGACTAGTTGGAGAATTACTGTTTAAAATATCTCTCCAAAAGTTAGAAATGTATGCTCTTTTCTTATCCTTAGACTTTCTTACCGTTGTAGCATCCTCACAATATAAAGCGGTGTAATCACCTACTTTTTTAACATGAGGGTAACAATTACCAGTAATTACAAAAGACTGCATAAGCTCTTTAAAAACATCTCTAAGCGTATCACCCTCAGGGTTAACCTCCATATACCACTCTTGAAAGCCATTATCTAGCTCCTCAAAAGTTTTCTCCTCACCATCTACTTTAAAAAGAAACTCTTTACCTAGCGCAAAAGTTATCTTTTGATTAATTATAGAACTATGAGTACTTGAACGTCTAGCCCTTTTAGCTAAATCATTTACATAGATATTATTGGAATCTTGAAAAAATGGAATCCAATTTTGTAATATATCCTGATTAGGTTCTTTCTCTTTATCAATGATAGGAGTAGTAACTGGATCAGCTTTAGGCTTAACAGTAGAACCTTTTATCTTATTTATCTTCTTTTGGCTCATCTATTACTACGTCTAAAATGTGTGCAAAACCGTTGTTATTAAGCTTTTTTAAATCTTTCTGAGTTGTATTAAGTGTTAAATTAATTACACCAATATTTTTACCCATGATTTTTTTACCTAAAAAGCTTTCTTTTATAGTAAATTTTTTCATATAGTTTAAATATAATAAAAATAAAGTTATTATTTAGAATCATTTTAAATAAGCGGTTAAATGTTTAGTTATGTATTTATTTATTAATATTGTATAACGCTACAACTAAACAATGTTATTAACGAATTAAAGAGATAAATAAAATGGATTACGATAAAATGACAGTAGAAAGCCTTGCTCATGACTGTTTTAAAAGAAGTGGATATGCTATTAATAAGCAAGATTTAATGAGTAGGATATCGTTTCTTTGTGAACAATACCACCAAAACAAAGTTAATAATGGTGTTTTAGATGATGTTATAAAATGCGATTGTAAATTAGAAAGGCACGAACGGGCAAAAATGGAATTAGACTATAATAAATGTATGGATTGTAAAAAGCAAATACAATAGTTTTTTATAATGCTACAACTAAACACAGTTATTAACGATTTAAAGAGATGAAGAAAATGGAAGATATATTTCAAAGATTAGTAGAGTTAAATAAAGAGATAACCTATAAATTTGGCACAGAAGCGTATGACATAAGATGCAAATTGTACGATATTATACAAGATGGCAGAAAGAAAGTTAATAATAGTGTTTTAGATGATGTTAGTAAGCAAAGCGAACTGTTAAAGGCTTTCATTGATTTCTACAATTACAGAAACACAGGAGATAAAACAATCAATAATGATGAAATTGAAATATTTATTGATAGCCTTTAATTGTTACTAATATTAAGAATAAAAGCTTTTGGCGGTATAAGAATAGCGGAAATGTTTAAGCGGTTCACACGTTAATAAAAACTGCTCAGGTCAATAACTCGCAACCGTGCAACCGCCAATTGCTTTTTATTTTATGTTATTTACTTTAAAAAATTAAATTATGATAAAAGAGATAAAGCACAAAGGTACGGGAATGATTATTAAAGTATCTAAGACAGAAGAGGTGAGAGAAAACGGTTTTAGCTTATATAAAATTGATGGATATATTTATTCAACAGATGTTTTACCTATAAAAATGAGCTTATTAATACCTGAAACTTCAATGATTGACTTTGAAATAACTTACAAGGATTTTAATAATTGTAAATAACGGTGAAGTAATAAACTGCCCTTTAGGGTTGTTATTACAGAACGTTAAAAGCCGTTTTAATGGCTTTGTTTTTAACAACAAAAAAAGGGTATAACAATCAAGTTATACCCCTCGTTACTCTCGTAACTATCCACTATAAGCCAAAGTTTTTATGAACCAAAAGAAACAGTACCACCACTGTTAGTTACTATTGTTCCAACAAATTCTCTTACTATTTGAGCTTGTTTTCCAGCAAAAGTTACTGTGTAACCATTTTGACCTTGTAATTCACCCTCTAATACTTCGTTAGCTATTGCATCAACTGATGCGTCTTTACCCATAATCTCATCAAATCCTAAAACAAAAGCTTTATTATCTGCTGTTTCTTTGTTATAAGTTTCAAAGATTACTACTAAACCACAAGACTCAACATACTCGTTAATTCCAAAAGCTTTAGTTTTTTCCATTTTAGGACAAAACACCTCTAAAGTAGTTTCGTATGCTATAGAACCGTTCTCTCTTGATCCCTCACTAGAATAAGATTTACCCTCTAATTCTCCCTCAATTTCGTAAAATTTATCGTCTGTGCTAGATAAAGTAACCGCTGTGTAAGCGTATTCTCCAGCAACCGTAGAAGCTGTAAAGCTAGTTATGTCATCTTTATTAATAACATAAACGGACTTTATACCACCTCTTCTATTCTCATCAGCACAAGCTAATAGAATATCTGTTGTAATTTCTGCCATTTTTTTTAAATATTATAAGTTAAAAAATACCCCCCACTAAGGAGGGGCTTTTATTTCTTAGAAGTAGAAAGAGATTAATTCTCCAAAAACAAACTGAGTACCCATTTTGTACTTAGCAATAATTTTTAGTAATTCATCATCATCGTCATTACTTCTGAATTTCAATTGTGCAGATGGGTCGTTAACATCAGTACCTAATACTAAGTTATCGTTAACAGTATAAACCATCATGTTAGCTCCAATATCAGCACCTAAACCACCTGAGTTAGGGTTAGCAGCATCAGCTAGTTGAGTATCCCATCCAGTAATTTCTACAACTGGAATACCTCTAAAAGTCAAAGCTTGACCCTCTTTTAACATAGATAATCCTAAAGCATTTCCTGTACCTAACTGCTCAAAAGTAGTCATTAAGTTATCTACGATTGTAGCAGTAACTCTAAAAGACTTAGATGCATTTGGCATTTGTCTTAATACTTTAGACTGGTTTTCGTATGCAGACTTTAAAAGCTCATAAGCTCCATCAGCAACTAAAACACCGTCAGTACCTTCAACGTTAGCGATTGCAGTCATCTCAACATACTGACCTAATTGAGCTGAATCAGTTACAAAGTGCTGGATAAGTCCATCAAATTGGTTATAGTCAGCAGATGCAGCAGATGAAGCAGCAAACCAAGCTAAACGACCATTGTCATCAGCAATACCCTCAGCAACTCTCTTTCTAGCGATTTCACCAACTACAGTAGGTAGTAAGTCATCAATAGCAGTACCAGCACCGTAAAACTCTTCATAGATAGTACCGTAAAATGCATCTCCACACTCCTCAAGGTTTACCTTTAATTTAGATACTTCTAAAGTTCTATCAGATACATCAGTAAC